CATCGTGATGCTGGCGGATACGGGACGCCCAGCGCGTTCCAAGTGTTCCTGGTCCACGGTTGGCAAACCGAGGTCTGCATAGGTGGAAAACCTCTTTCGAGGCTTTTGCCTAGCAGCACCGAGGAAGTACTTCATTAGTGCGCCGTAGTCTTCGAGATGATCTCTTGGAACTACGTGCCTTACCTTCACTCCCCTGACAAGGGGGATATGAAGATTGGGGTGCATACGCTCGGCCTTAATTGGGCCGTGTGTATGACGCACTAGAAGAGGAGAATCTGGACCACCCTCAGGGAAAGGTATTAACCTTCCTATCAGGTTGTCCAGATAGTCAACGGAGCGAACGAAGCCACCATGAAAAAGGTGATTTCGCAAGCTCACTGTGCTGACTATCTCCGAAACGTGCTTGCGTGATGTTGGGAGTTCCTTACGGATCCGTACGATGGAAACATCGTCGCCCCGGAAGTAGTCCTTCCCACAAGACTCTCGGAACATACCGTTACCGAAAGACTTGCTCACATTCACCTTGAGCCCAAAAAGCTCGAGGTGGGTGATCACGCTACGCATATATTCCACAGGGACAATAATATCGTCCCCGTAGACGCGCACCTTGCCCTTAAATGACATAATGTCACGCCGGGAGAGAGGCCGTCTTAGCACGTCCTGTATGCCCATGAAAACGACGGTCGCGAAGACCATCGCCTCGATTGGGAAACAGAGTGCTGAACCCATAGACGCGAATTTAGCCAGAGGGATAATTCCATGGCCGTCTACATCAGCTGTTGTTGATCTGCAAGCCTGAATCGCATCCGAAAGGAAGCGATGATTGGCTAGCAGTGATTGTACCAGCTGATTCGAAACACGATCGGAGGCTTCACTAAGATCTAGTGTAGCTAGGCTGCCATCAAGGCTGCCAATCCGAGCCATTTGCCTGTTGGGCTCCTGGTCACGGATACCGATAAGCCAACCGGAGATGTCATCTTCCGACAAGGCTTCCACAAGGTTCGATAGAATTGACTGTTGTGCGTATTGCATACATGTCGGCTCCATCGCAATAATGCGGGGTGTTTTGAGCGTTTTAGGAACTGTGATGACCTTAACAGGTCGCTCAGCTCCGGGTTCCAGAAAGGTGATGCGGTCGAGCTGTTGATAATAGCTCCAACTAGGAAGAGCGTACTCCCCAAAAGGGAAGAACTCCTCTAATCGCTGAGTCCATTCTGACTGATTATACTTAGCGTTTCCGCTAAGTCGGTCAGCAGTGGCCCCAGGACCATGCCTAGGAAGCAGATCCCCGCTGTAAGCATTACTGCTAACAGCACTAAAAGGACCTGCCCAAAGGACACTGGCGAGTCTAGCGAACTCCGCTCGTAAGAGTGGGCTCCTCGTCTCGTCATTATTCATCACCTCCTCGTCACACTTGACATAGTTTCTCATGGCAAGTTCCACACGCTCTTTCGAGCATGGAACATCAATCTTCGCCCACATCAGTGTAAACTGACGTATGGCACGGATTGCAGCCACAGAGGGCTCGTCAAGAAGACGACCATCACCACGGTCAAACACAAGATCAAGCAAACCCCCGAGAAAACGGGGGGTAGCTCCGTGCTTCCCAAAAGAGGGAAACATGGTGTGATCCACATACCCTTGGTCCAGACCTCTTTCGAGGTCTTTTCCAAAGGTAGGTAGGGTTATAGCTAAAAACTCTAACCCTTCGTGTTTGACACGACGCTCGACTGTTTTAAAGTCGCGCGCGGTGCTAACGCGGCACCAGGTTCCGATATCTATCAGAACCTGTTCTGCGAACATAGTAAGGCTTTTCAACCCTTGCCTCCTTAATGAAGGTTAAG